GCCGAGACCTGTACGCACGGGTGTTCGGCCGAGAGGCCAGCGAGCCCTTCTCGCGGGAGCCGGCCCAGTAACGGATCGGCGCGCACACTTCCGTGCGCACCGTCCGTTCTATTACCAACAACGACAAACGACCAAGGAGGTCAACATGGACACAGCAGGAATGATCGAATACGGCGGCGCGAAGACCGCGCTCGCATGGCACCTGAGCAGCAACCACTACCCGCCGGTCCCGGCGGTCATGATCCCCGTCTGCGAGCAGGCCATCGCCCTCGCCGCCGCCGATGAGTGGCACGAGCAGGTGGAGTTGCCCGAGGGCGTCTCCTACCGCGGCTCGTCCAGCGCACCCGTGTGGGCGATCGTGGAGCAGCACCACCTCGCCGACTTCGTGGAGGCGTACCTCGACGACGACGAGATCTAGGGGTTGACAGACATCCGATACTCGGATACCATTGACAACAACAACGACAAACGACCAAGGAGGTCAACATGAGCAAGAACAACGAACTACCCAAGTGCTGGAAGCGCGCACAGGACGCGCTCGAGGCCGGCATCGACCGGCTCATCCTGTTCGGGCCGCCAGGCGTCGGCAAGACGTACGCCGGCCTGAACTACGGCAGCGTCGGCAACGGCGTGTGGAAGGTGAACTGCACGGAGGACATGACATCCGCCGACGTCACCGGCCACTGGCTGCCCACGGGCGACGGCACATGGTCGTGGCGCGACGGCGGCGCGACCAACGCGCTGCGCTCGGGCGGTCGGCTCATCCTGGACGAGGTGGACAAGGCGTCGGGCGACGTCCTCGCCACCCTCCTCGCCGTCACCGACAGCGACGACTCCATCGCGCTGGACCACCCGGGGCTGAACGGCAGCGTCCGCGCCGAGGCCGGCTACAGCGTGATCTGCACGACCAACGTGGAGGACATCGACGAGTTGCCCGAGGCGCTCGCCGACCGCTTCCCCGTGCGCATCCGCATCAACGAGCCGCACCCCGACGCGCTCCTGCGCCTGTCCCCCGACCTGCGCGACTACGCACGCAGGGCCGCCGACCTCGGGGAGCGTCGCATCTCCCTGCGCCAGTTCATGGCGTTCGACCGGCTCCGCAAGTCGTTCGGCGAGGCCCCGTACGCGGCCGAGGTCGTGTTCGGCGACAAGTTGGCGCAGGCCGTCCTCGACGCCCTCGCCGTGGACTCGGTGGCCAAGTGACCGCGCCCACCATCGCCATGCCCGACCTGCTCGGGCGCAAGGACGCCGAGCACGGCCCCTGGTCGGTGGCCGAGGTCGCCCTCGAGCCGGGCAAGTCGTGGACGAACCTCTCGGTGCGCGAGATGCAGGTACCCAAGGGCAACACGTCCGTGGAGCGCAACATCAGGGCGCACGAACTCATGCACGCCAAGATCAGCCCCACCGCGCACGACTCCGTGAAGTGGGTCGCCCGCGGTCTGGCCACCGTGCAGGGGCTCGTCGCGGCCGAGGAGTTGCGCGTGAACACCCTGGTGAAGCGCGCCGGCTTCGACATGTCCAAGACGTTCGACGGGACCGAGAAGCCCGGCGGGGAGTTCCACGCCGAGAACGACAGGTGGGAGGACGCCGTCTACTCGGCGCTGGCCTCCGCCAACACGGGCCGGTTCACCGAGTACCTCAAGGGCGTGCGCAAGCACAAGCCCGAATGGGCCAAGACCCTCCGCGTCTTCCACGACAACGTGGTGAAGTGGATCGAGAAGGTGCCGACGCACCTGCTGGCGTCAACCGACGTCCACGAGGACTCGGGCCTCGCGCCGTGGGGGTACTCGTACACCGAGGCGATCGCCGCGATGGCCGACGCCATCGCCAACCCGCCGAGGCCTCCCGAGGACGACATCCACGAGGCCGATGACACCGATGCCGACGCCGGCGAGGGAGGGGTGCAGAAGGAGCGCAAGCCCGAGCCCCCGAAGCCCGAGCAGGTGAAGGCCATGAAGCCGCAGGACACCGGCTCGTGGTGGGACGATCTGCGCCTCGTGCGCCTGCCGATGCCCAAGGTCGCCCCGGGCGGTCTCGGCCGCAAGCGCAAGGCCTCGCACGTCGGCACGTCGCCGAGGCGCATGTACCGGATGCTCACCGACCCCGACCGCAAGGTGTTCGACACCACGCGGAAGTCGGTCGGCGGCGTCGTCCTCATCGACGGCTCGGCCTCCATGAAGTTCTCGCAGGAGGACATCAAGGCCATCCTCGAGGCCGCCCCCGGCTGCACGGTCGCCGTCTACTGCTCCAACAGCAGGGACAGGGTCCGCCCGAACCTCATGGTCATCGCAGACAAGGGGCGCATGGTCGCCGAGATGCCCGAGCGCGTGAGCGGCAACGGCGTCGACGGACCTGCGGCCCGATGGGCGGTCGAGCAGCGACAGGGCAGGAAGTCGCCCGTGGTCTGGGTGACCGACGGCCTGTGCCACGGACCCGACCAGCGGTACAAGGACTCGCAGGGCGTGGAGTGCGCCACGATCGCCATCAAGGGCGGCGTGGTCATGCGCCCCGACGTCCAGAGCGCGGTGGGCATGCTCAAGGACCTCAAGAAGGGCCGCAGGCCGAAGCGGTGGTATCCGCCGGCGTGGCGCGCCTCGTGGCGCAAGGTCCACGGCAGGGACCTCCGGTCGATCAGGTTCCCGTCCGAGAGGATGCCGAAGCACTACTGATCGGCGACGGGTCGACCGTCCGGCGCGGTTCGTCGTTGTCTGCGACGACGGTCCGAGGGGCCGGCTCCCATGACGGGGGCCGGCCCCTCTTCTCGTTTCAGCCCTGGTCCCTCGGGGCCACCGACTTAGCGGCGGCGACGATGACGAGCACCGGGGGGACGGCCAGCCACACCAGGGCGGAGGACTGGTCGTAGCCGAGCGTGTGGTCGACCATGCCGGCCCCGTGGAGGACGCCGACGGCGATCATCAGCGCCCACGAGCACCACGACATGAAGCCGGCGAAGAACAGGACGGGCATCAGCGCACCCCCCTCTTCCTCAGAACCCCGGAGGCCTTGGCGGCCCTCGAGGCGGCCCTCATCTCCTCGATGTTCCTCTTCGTGCGCTGGTGCCGGCGCCTGGCGAGGTGGGCCTCGTGCTTGGCCTCGTCCGGGGAGTCCGGCGCGATCTGGTGGACGCGCTGCCGTGACATCCCGTACTTCTCGGCGATCTCGGCCAGCGTGACGCCCTGCGAGCGGAGCCGGCGGATCTCCTCGTTCCTCGACTCCTTGCCCTTCGGCCCCGGCTGCAGCCTGTCCCAGGTCCAGCCCGGGATGCGTGACAGCTCGCGGGCGCGGCGGGCGTCGAGCAGCCCCTTCCTGTGCCTAGCGCGGGCGTACGCCACGAACGTACCGACGTTGGCCGTCCGACCGTCACGCAGGCGGATCGTCGCGCCGGCGGGGGCCATCGGCGATCCGTGCTTCGCGGCCCAGGCCCGGACGGCCTCGACGTTGGCCGCCCACCTTGATTCGTAGTGGTGACTTCCAGTGGTCACGGTCATCTCCCTCGCCCCCGTGGGGCTGTCTAGTTGTCAGCGACATCCTAGCCACGCGGCGACGGTAATGACGAAGCCCCGACCCTCTAGGGCCGGGGCTTCTCGACTCCCGCTATTCGGCGGAGGGGCCGTGCCTGTCGGGGGAGTGGCAACCCTCGTGGTAGTTGCCGAAGTGCCACTTGCCCGTGTCGTCGGTGTAGTCCACCCTGACCTCGGTGTCCAAGTAGATCTGCCCACCGCACTCGTCGCACTCGTATCCGGCGCACTCTGCGCACCCCCAGCCGTCGTCGACGGGGATCCGGTTCACGAACCTGCCCGACCCGAACGCCGTCGGCTCGCCGCACCATGCGCACGGGTCGCTCGCCCGCACCTCTGTCTCTGTCTCCATGCTGACCTCCTTGGCTGTCTCTGTAACGAACGCACGATGCCGAAGTGTGCGCCCCGATCAGTTGGCGATCGGTGAGGCGTGGACGATCTCCACGAACTCCTCCGCCTCGAGTTCGTCGAGGCAGTCGGCGCAGAGGTCGCCGGACCTCAGGCTCTCGAAGAACGGGAGCCTCCGGTCGATCCACTCGGCGGAGTAGGTGTGCGGGCTGTGGCCCGAGCAGTTGCGTGTCTTCATGGGTGACCTCCTTGGTCTGTCGTCGTTGGTAATAGAACGAGCGGTGCGGGCCAAAGTGTGCGGCCCGCACCGCTCGGCGGACTACTCGTCGTCCTCGTCGTCCTCGTAGTCCTCGTAGTCCTCGTCGTCCTCGACGAACTGCGGGATCAGGCTGATGAAACCGGCGTTCGGGTCGGCCGGGTTGGACCAGACACCGCTGACGAACCTGAGCGGGCAGGACATCTCCCACCAGTCCTCGATGGTGGCGATCATTTCCTCGGGACTCCCCGTGAAAGTGCGGTCGTCGCAGTGAACGCCGTTGTAGTTCTGACGGAACCAATCCGCCTCCTGCTGATCCATCGCCATGTAGATCTTGTGGCATCCGTCCCACGCGATCAGGAGGGCCTCGTCCGCCGCCCTGTACACCTGCGCCCAGCCATCCTCGAGGGTCGTTGATTCTTTGTACGCATTTCTGTATGTCTCCATGCTGACCTCCTTGGTCACTCGGTTGTACCCCTAGAACGAACGCTCCCCCGAGGAGTGTGCGTTCCCTTGACAAAGATCATTGTGACATAGGGGTGTGGCTGAGTCAAGTATCTTCTGACGAAGGCGCACACTTGACAGGCGTTCGTTCGTTTAGTACCTTGACAGAGAACAACGACCAAGGGGGTCAGCATGAAGAAAGTATTCGTGGCAGTGGTTCAGACCAAGTACGAGGTGATGGCGGTGGCCGACACCGAGGACAAGGCCCGCAGTCTCGCGGCGGAACAGGCTTACCAGTTCCTCAAGGAGAACGGAGTCCTCGGGAGCCTCAAGACCGTCGACGATGTCGCCGAGTGGTTCGGCGTGAGCGTCACCGAGGTGGCCATGAACACGGCGGTCGTCTGCTGAGGGGATCGCCGGTTCGGGCCGCACACTCCGATCAACACCGTTCGTTCTAGTACCAACAGCAACCGACCAAGGAGGTCACCATGAAGACAGCACAGGAAAGCAAGGCACAGCAGAAAATCAGCACCAAGCCCGTCTACCGCTTCCACGAGGCGATCGGGCAGTGGAAGGTCATCCTCATCCGCGGCGAGGGCTGGCCCGAGCAGGCGACGGGGTTCGACTCCTACGAGTCCGCCCGCAACTGGCTCGAGTCGGTCGGGGCCATCTGGGCGGACTACGACAACTGACCCCCACGGGCTGACCCCCACGGGGGCGTGGTGCGGGGAACCGTGCCACACCCCCGTGTCACCATCGGGACAACAACGACAGACCAAGGAGGTCACCATGAAGACAGCACAGGACAAGAAGGTATTCAGCAGCGAGATCAAGTTCGCCCCGGACCACCCGTCGGCGACGATCACGGCCGTCGTCGACGAGAACGGCAAGGGGACGATCGCACTCCGCTGGAACGACGGTGTCGTCAACGAGTGGGAGGAGTACTACGACTCCCTCTCCCTCGCCCTGCTCCGACTCGCGGCCCTCGCACGGTGCGCCGAGGACGGGTTCGACGTCTTCTTCGCCCAAGGGGACGGGGACTTCCCCGTCGTCGGCAAGGCGATGCTGAACGGACTCGTCTGCTGACGGGTCGGGGTGCGCACACTCCGACCGACACCGAGCGTTCTAGTACCAACAGCAACTGACCAAGGAGGTCAACATGGCAACGAAGAGCAAGAAGAAGAACACGAGAATCCGCCCGACGAAGGCACACGCCGACGCGATGCGAGCCGCAGGCGAGCACTGGTGCGCACCCACGCACGTGGAGCACATCGCCGAGTACTCGTTCGAGATCGGCTCCGAACACGAGCACTACAGCGGGATCTATTGGGAGGGGACGCTCTACAAGGGCGACCGACCGATCCTCGCCGTGGAGGACGAGGGCAACGGAGGGTGTCTCGCCTTCCACCCGTCCTCGGAGGCGACCTACGAGGACAACCGCGAGTGGCAGAGGCTCCACGAGGAGTTCGTGCGGGCGGCCAACCTCGCCTACCCCGACAAGGAGTGGGAGAACGACGGTCGGGCCGTCAGTTTCCTCGACGCAATCGCCAACTACTCGTGAGCGGGTTCGGTGCGGGCCGCACACATCGGCCCGCACCGTTCGTTCCACAACCGACGACGACAGACCAAGGAGGTCGCCCATGAAGACGAAGAAGATCACCAGCCCGACCCGAGAACTCACCGCCAAGATCGTGGAGGCTTGCCCCTACGAGTGGTGCGCCGAGGACGGGGCGCACACCTGCGTCCCCACCGACATCGCACTCGTGTCCGCCTACGCGGCGACGATCACGCGGGAGGAGAACACCCTGGACGGCTCCGAGTTCGAGGGGGTCATCTACAAGGACGGCGTGGCCATCCTCGAGTTCATGAACGACGGCTGGGGCGGGCCGAACACCTATTGGTACGCCGGCGATCGCAAGGAACTGCTGGACGAGTTCGTGGCAGTGGCCAAGAGGGCGTTCCCCTCGTACGAGTACGACCCCGCCGACGTCCTCGCCGAGTTCCTCGTGCAGATCGGGGAGGTCTGCTGACGGGGACGGGGAGGAGTCTGACGGACGGTGCGCACACTCCCGTGCGCACCGTTCGTTCTAGTGGAGGAGACAGCAACCGACCAAGGAGGTCAGCCATGAAGCACAAGATCAGCATCGTGTTCGAGACGGACAGGGAACTCACCGCCGACGAGGTGGACGACATCATCGTCGCCTGCGTCACCCAGGTCGTGGAGCCTCAGACGAGGACGGACGACGGGCAGCGGGACATGGACGTCCGCGTCCTGCGGGTGTGGGACTCGTACAAGAACGAGCTCGCCGACGGCTGGGCCGGAATCAGCGAGGAACTGCTCTGAACGGGCCGGCGGTGTGGCGGGGCTTGACCTCGCCGCACCGTTGTGCCATCATCATTGTCAACAAGAAACGACCAAGGAGGTCAACATGAGCAAACTCACCAACACAGAAGCGAGGATCGCCCTCGAGCGAGCCTTCGACCGGAGCGGTCGCGCCTGCGACCCGAAGGTCATCATCCACCAGATCGGTGTCATCAACACCCTCGCCCTGTGCGGCGGCAAGTGGATGCCGATCCAAGCAGAGGACGAGGACGGCTCGTACTACGTCGGTGCGCTCCTCTTCGCGGGGCGGGGCAAGGCCGTCGAGGTCGTGCTGGACTGGGACGACACCTACAGCGTCCGCCTCGTCCGCCTCGTGAGCAAGGGCAACACCCTGGGCGAGGTCGTCGTCGCCACCGAGGCATCGGGGGTCTACTGCGACTCCCTCGCCGACGTCTGCTTCTCCGTCGCCGCGGGCAAGGTGCCGGCATGAGTCGCTGGGCCGTGAAGCGGGACGGGGACACCAAGAGCCTCCACGACACCTACGACAAGGCGTTCGAGCAACTCCTGCGCATCCAGGGCAACAGTGTCCACTGGGCGATGAGGCACGAGGGCTGGGACATCGTGGAGGTGCGGGACGAGGAGGGCCGGTGAGGCGGGCCGCGGTGCGCCAGCGTTACGCCAACAAGACCTACGAGGCGGAGCGGGAGTACTGGGCGGGCATACCCGTCGAGCACCCCGCCCGCCGACAGGTGACCGTGGCCGAGGCGCAGGAGGTCGTCGACCGCCACGCCCCGGGCTGGGCGGTGGTGCGCGGCAGGGGGTTCGGGAGCGGTCACTGCAACCCGCGGGACTCGAGGATCACGATCGGCGGGATGGCCTGCCTGTGGCTCGTCCTCCACGAGTTGGCCCACGCGACGACCCCCGCCGGCGAGCCGATGGGACACGACCGCCCGTTCAGGGCGAGGTACTCGGCCCTCGTGCGGGCCGAGGTCGGCGCGGCCGAGGCCGACGGGCTCCTCGCGGCGTTCGCCGGGCTGGGCCTGGCGGTCGACTGAGCCGGCGAGTCACGCCCGACCCCACGACCGCCGTGACCCGGCGCTTCGTGTACCATCGCAGCATGTCTCTCGCACAGGAACTCAAAGTCACGCTCGCGGACGTCGTGACCCTCAACCACCGGCTCCAGGGCTTCCACTGGAACGTCACCGGCCCCGACTTCGCCCAGTACCACGAGCTGTTCGCCGAGATCTACGAGGACGTGAACGGATCCATCGACGCTCTGGCCGAGATCGAGTCGACGGCCCCGGCCGACATGGTGCGCGACCTCCTGGCCGCGAACGACGTTGTGATCGCGCAGATCAACAAGGCCCTCCGGGCCGCGATGGACGAGGACGAGCAGGGCGTCGCCAACTTCCTGGGCGAGCGCGACGACATGCACAAGAAGTGGCGCTGGCAGCTCCGGGCATCGCTCGGGATGTGAGTCACGCACGAAGACCGCGCCGCGCGAGCGGCGCTGAGGGAGGCCCGTCACGCATGTGGCGGGCCTTCTGATTTGTCCCCTACCGCTGGAGCCAGACGGCCTCGAGGTGGAACGGGGACTCCCCCACGGCGTCCATGAGGGCCTGCGCGAGCGGGGCGATCTCGTCCGGGTCGGTGTCCCAGGGCGTCGAGATGCTGACGACGAGCTTGTGGAGGACGTAGCCGTCGGGCCTGCGCGGGCGGGGCGGGCGGCACGTGTGGCAGACCGTCTCGGTCTCCCAGCCGTCGCCGTGCGGGACGGGCCACCGGTCGGCGTACGCCTCGGGGACGATCGCCCCGCAGTGCTCGCAGTAGGTCGTGCCGGCGGGCGGGTCGAGCTCGGGCTCGTCGTGGATCGGTTCCCTGAACATGCTGTCCTCCTCTGCCGGCCCCTCGGGCCGTCACCGACGATCGTACGGCGGCCGGGCGGTGATTGTCAACTGTTCCCGATCACGCACACTTGACAGGCGTTCGTCCGTTATGTACCTTGGAAGGCAACGACGACCAAGGAGGTCAACATGGAAGGAACCGAACGGAACGAGGATCGCTGCACCTGGCTGGTGCATGGGACGCCGCGCTGGGTCGAGGAGGCCTACGCCGAGGTCGAGGACTTCGAGTGGTACCCCGATTCGCCCAGCGACCTGGTCAGCGAGTGCGGGGCGCCGATCGTCCGCACCGACCGCGGGTGGGAGTGCGAGGCGGGCCACAGCCACTTCCACGACGCCGAGTACTTCGACGACGACGAGGTGGCCGGCATGGCCGCACGGGGGATCGCCCTCCCCGCCAACGCGCTCGGCATGGACGGGCGCACACTCTGACACCGACCGAGCGTTCTAGTACCGACAGCAACCGACCAAGGAGGTCAGCATGAAGATCAACACCGAAACACGAACCCTCTCGCTGGGCAAGAAGGACTGCACGAGCTGCAACCACGGCGAGGTGGCCACGCGGCGGGCCTGCCCCTCGTGCCACGGGACCGGCGACGGCCCCCGCGGGGGGAAGGGCAAGTGCCGCAAGTGCTACGGGTCGGGCAACCACTGGGACTGGGACAACCCGTCGCAGTGCCCGAAGTGCCACGGCCAGTACGAGGGCCACGACGACGAGGGCATCTGCGACCGCATCGCCCTCGAGGACTGGAAGGACCTCGTCCGCTGGACGGTCGTCCGCCCCGACGGCGGGGAGATCGGCCGCATGGCGGGCCTGATCGGCGTCCGCGACGCCCTCGTCACCGTCATCGACTACGGGCGGATGCTGGCCGCCGCCGACGACGAGGAGGTCGTCCGACAGGCGATCGCCTCCGTCGGGTCGGAGACGCAGGCCGTGAAGATCGTCCGCGGTGCCGAGAGGCTCCTCGCCGACGAGATCGCGGTGGCGGTCTACCGCAACGGCTACGTGGTCCTCCCCGTGTGGGACGCCGACCTCGAGCCGGTGCCGGCGTGATCCTCCACGAGTCCCTCGTCGAGGGCGACAGGCGGGCCTCGGTCGAGGTCCGCCCCCTCGGCGCGAGGCGCGTCGTCAGGCTCCGCTGGGAGTCGCTGACGGGGTCGGTCATCGACGAGCGGGCCGAGGTGTTCGACACCGTGCGCGAGTGCGTCCGGTGGCTCGTCGCCGGCGAGGACATGCACCCCGACGAGGCCCGCATGGCGGCCAGCCTCGCGACGGGGATCGCGGTCAAGCACCTCGAGCCGTGGCTCGCCGACCGCTAGGCCGGGAATACTTGACACGTGGCCGGAGACGGCCATACACTCTCCACACGACGCGCCACACGACGCGTCACTACACAGAACCAGGGAGGTTCACCATGAACAACACGAAGGCAAAGAAGACCCCGAACGGGGACCCGCAGGCGCGAGTGCGCGCCCTGCTCACCGTGGCCCGCGACGCACAGCTGGCCACCATCTGGGCGCGGTCGGGCGGCAGCCCGCTCCGCATCAGCGACGTGGCCCGCGTGGCCCTCGAGGAGGCCGGCCTCACGCAGGACGAGATCGACTCGGTCCTCCGCTCCGCGCCCGGGCGCAAGGCCAAGGCCGCCACGCGCGGCCGCGGCAAGAAGGCCAACAGCGAGTGGACGGCCGCCGAGGAGAAGACCATCTGCGCCATGTGGGCGAAGGGCGCGACGACCGGGCAGATCGCCAAGTCGCTCGGGCGCACCACCGCCGGCGTGAACGCGCGGATCACGCGCCTCCGCAAGGCGGGCCTCGTGCCGGCGCGCCGCCCCGAGCGGGCCAAGCACGCCGCGCGCGCCCGCCAGGTGCGCCTCTCCGGGAAGAAATAACCCGGGTCGGTTGCGCGGTGCGGGGGAGGGGCGCTAGAACCTCCCCCGTACCAACCGAGGCGCGCCTAACAAGCCCGGGCACAGCACCATCCGACAGGGACGGGGCCTGCTTGAGGTCGCCCCGAACCACGGAACGCAACGGCGTGCCGTGGGGGGAGGGGGGGTGTAAGACCCTCCGGACAATCCAGATCTCCTAACCCCGAGGGTGTCGGGATTCAGTCACCCCTCGGGGTGTCGAGTCAGAACAAACCATAAACCCGATACGGGGAACTACTACGCTGCCGTTGGCCGCCACGCGCGCCGCGGCAAAGGGGGAACCCATGCCCAAAGAAGAAACGCCAACCACTCCCACGGCCCCGGAGATCCACGAGGTGTTCGACCTCTGGATCGAGCTGCTCAGGCCGGCGGCCAGGGTGAAGCCGAGGCTCGACGACAAGCGCACCGCCCTCATCCGACGGGCCGTCCGCGACTACGGGGCCGAGGCCTGCAAGGACGCCGTGCGCGGCTGTTCGGTGTCCGACTTCCACCTCGGGAAGAACCCGCGCGGGAAGGTCTACACGGACATCGAGCTGATCCTGCGGGACAGCAAGCACATCGAGCAGTTCAACGACATCTGGCACGACCACGTCGAGTCCGGGGCGCGCGACGCCGACAAGGCCCGCGAGGGCGACGCCTGGTGAACCGCACGGAACTCGTCCGCCTGGTGGACATCTACAGGGCCGCGTGGCCGAGCCGGGACTCCGGCGACCGGCAGGACGCCGCCGTCATCCGCACCTGGTGGCGCTACCTCCAGGACCTCGACTTCGACGACGCCGTGCGCGAGCTCGACTCGCACGTGGTGCGCGGAGGCTGGCCCCCGAGGGTCGGCGAGATCAGGCGCGCCATCGTCCTCCGCGGGTCACGGGTGGAGACGCCGGCGGAGGCCTGGGCGTCCGTCCAGGAGCGGCTCCGGGCGGTCGAGGCCGGCACCGAGTGGAACGTGCTGACCGAGGAGGCCGCCGAGGCGATGCGCCGCGCTGGGATGGACGGCAGGTCACGCCCCGACGAGAAGTCGTTCCGCGCCGCCTACGAGGACGTCTGCAACGCCCGCGACGCGATCGTCCTCGCGGTCGTCGACCCGGAGCCGTTCGGCGAGGTGCCGCGGTGAGCGCCGACCCGGTGAACGACTTCCTCTCGAGGCTGTCCGGGGTCCACAAGGCCGGCGGCAGGAACGAGTGGTCGGCCAAGTGCCCGTGCCGGGCCGACGACAAGAACCCGTCGCTCTCGGTCGGCGTCGGCTCCCAGGGCCAGGTGCTCGTCACCTGCCACCGCGGGACGCCGTGCGACCTCGACGAGATCTGCAGGGCGGTCGGCGTCGAGCCCTCCGCCCTGTGGCCCGACGACGACGGCGGGGCACAGGTGTGGAAGCCGGCGAACAGGCCGGCGAGGAAGAGGGACGACGAGAGGACGGGGGGTCACGGGATGGCGCAGCAGAGGAAGAAGCCGGGGCCGGGCGAGCTCGTCGCGACGTACCCGTACACGGACGCCGACGGCTCGCTCGTCATGGAGGTACTCCGGTACCGCACCGAGGAGGGCGGCAAGACGTTCAGGCAGCGGTGCCCCGACGGGGCCGGCGGCTGGACGTGGTCGACCTCGCACCTCGTGGAGCGCCCGCTCTACAGGCTCCCCGAGGTGATGGCGGCGGGACGCCGACGCCCTGGCCGCCCTCGGCCACGCGGCGACGTGCAACCCGATGGGCACCGACAACGGGGCCGGCAACAAGTGGAGGCCCGAGCACACCCGGTGGCTCGCCGGGGCGCGGGTGTGGGTCGTCGCCGACCGGGACGACCCGGGCGTCCTCCACGCCACCTACGTCGCGTCGCGCCTCGAGGAGGCCGGCTGCAGGGTGCGGGTGCGCACCGTGCCGGCCCCGCACAAGGACGTCCACGACATGCTCTCGGCCGGCGGGTCGGTCGACGACGTCGTCCCGCTCGCCGAGGAGGCGGCCGTGCCGGCGCAGCAGGAGTTCCCCGCCCCGGAGGTCACGCCCGACCCCGAGCCGGCGCAGTCGCACGGCGACGCGGTGGCCCGCCAGGTCTCGGCCCTGCTGGCCGACGAGCGCGAGCTGCTCGACACCCGGCTGTCGAAGGCCCGCCGGCTCCTCGACGGGCTGGCCGCCGCCGGCGACAGGCGCGACCCCGGCAGGCTCACCACGTGGGCCGAGCTCGTGTCCGAGGCCGACGAGGAGTACCGGTGGCTCATCCCGGGCGTCCTCGAGGAGCAGGAGCGCGTGATGATCGTGGCGGCCGAGGGCGTCGGCAAGACGATGCTCGCCCGGCAGGTGGCCATCTGCTGCGCCGCCGGCGTGCACCCGTTCACCTACTCGAGGATCGAGCCGGTGCGCACGCTCCTCGTCGACCTCGAGAACCCGGAGCGGATCATCAGGCGCACCGCGAGGCGGATCGTCGAGTCCGTGAAGGAGAACTGGCCCGGCAGGCCCGCCGAGGAGGCGCACCTGTGGATAAAGCCCGACGGCGTGGACGTCCTCAAGCCGGCCGACAGGGCGAGGCTCGAGGCGGTGATCGAGGAGTCACGCCCCAAGCTCCTCGTCCTCGGCCCCCTCTACAAGGCCTTCGTCGACCCCGGCGGCAGGTCGGCCGAGGCGGTGGCGATCGAGGTCGCGACGTACCTCGACCAGCTCAGGGCGACCTACGGCGTCGCCCTCTGGCTCGAGCACCACGCGCCCCTCGGGAACGCGCTGTCCGGGCGCGACCTGCGCCCGATGGGGTCGGCGGTGTGGATGCGGTGGCCCGAGTTCGGGTACGCGCTCGCCCCCGACGCCTCGGCCGCCCGCCCCGAGTACCAGGTGAAGCAGTGGCGCGGCCCGCGCGACATGCGCGAGTGGCCGGCGCGCCTCCGTCGCGGCACGGTGCTACCATTCGAGCAGGTCGAATAGCCGGCCGGAGGAGAACCGACATGGCAGAGACGGACAGGGGACTCACCAGGGAGTTCCTCGCCGAGCGCGACTCGAGGATCTTCGCCATGCGCCGGGCGGGGGTCACGGTCCACGAGATAGCGAAGAAGTTCCAGATCACGGTCGGGGCCGTCAACAACGCCGTCCAGCGGTCCCTCCAGAAGCTGAACCGGGAGGCCCTGCTGGCCTACCCGGAGGTGCTGCGGCTCGAGCTCGAGCGCCTCGACGCGCTCCAGCAGGCCCTCTGGCCGCTCACCCAGCACCGCAAGGTCGCCAGCCCGGACGGCGAGGAGCACGTGGTCGAGCCCGACATGAAGGCCGTCCAGCAGGTCCTCGCCATCATGGACCGCAGGTCACGCCTGCTCGGCATGGAGCAGGTGAACGTCGCGCTCACGGTCGACCAGGCGCCGGCCCCGCAGCGCGCCGTCCTCGCCGGGGCCCAGTCCGCCGCCGCGGCCGACGCGTTCGACCCGGAGGCCGAGGCCCGCCAGCTGATCGAGATAATGTCGAGGAGCGGCGTCCTCCCGAGGGCCGCCGCCGACCAACTGCTGGAACTACCCGCCGGCGAGGAGCCGGCGCACGACGAGGAGTCACGCGATGCCGAAGAACGACGCCTACCCTGAGCCGGGCGAGGGGGTGCTCGCCGCCGCCGCGGCCGCGCTCGACGAGGCCGGCACCGGCGTGTCCAGCCCCACCGGGGCCGCCCCGGGCGAGGGCACGGTCCAGGTGATCGTCCGCGTCCCGGCGGCCACCCGCGACCGCTGGAAGGAGGCCGCCGAGAAGTCGGGCGTCTCCATGTCCGAGTTCGTCAGGGCGTCCACCGACGACCGCGCCGCGCCGATCCTCGACTGCCCCCACCGCTCGCGCCGGGTGTACCCGTGGGCCCAGTTCTGCAACGACTGCGGGGCGAGGCTCACGCCGTGAGGCCGGGCCTCCTCCTCGTCCTCGCCGCCATGGTCCTCG